GCACCAGAACCTAAAAGGTTATATAACCCATTATTGGAAAAAGCATTAGCTAACGCTTGTTGTGCTGAAGTTAAACCACCAGCACCAGTTCCTAATGAACTAAGAGTTGAACCTAAACCGCCAGTTAATGTATTGATTCCAGCAGCTGTAGCAGCTGCATTCATTCCAGGAAGCATATCAGCAGTAATACCGCCTGTTGTAGCTGCCGCAGCATCATAAGCTTGTTGAGCAGCCGCTAATTGCTCCGGTGTTAAAGTTTGCCCAACGCCATACAAGTCTTGTAATTGTTGAGCAGTCATGCCGCTACCAGCAACATTGCTAGAATTTAATGCTGCAGTTACATCTCCAAGAGTGCTTGTTCCAGTACCAATTAATGCGGCGACATCAGGGGCAAGAGTTCCAGCAGCAGCAGTTCCTAATCCAGTAGCAGCGTTTGCAGCACCCCATGCGCTGCCACCAAGATCAGCACCAATAACGCCAGGGCCAATACCAAAAGCTTCTGAAAGCGCAGGTAATCCAAACGCAACGCCAGCCAAACCAAGCAAAGGCCCGAAGTCACTTAAAAAGCCAGGGTCGCTTGCATATCTTACGGTGCTGAAATATTTAGCGTCTGGTTGACCTGTTATTGGATTGTTTTGAACAACAAGATTGCCGTTACCGTCTGCTTTATACAAAGCAGTTGCGTGAAGGGCTTTATCACCTCGTTTAGCCCCCTCTACAGCATTAGTAATTGAATATAAATCTTTGCTTTTGTCATTAATTGCGTTGTAAAGCGCATTTCTATCTAATGTTTTAGTTGGCGCACCCATATTGCCAGGCTGCATTTTGTAATATGCATTTGGGTCAATTCCCGCAGATTTTGCGGCGTTTAAAAAATCAGCATCGGTAACCGCTTGTCCGTTAGGCTTTTGGAAACTAGGAACGCCCATTACGCCAGCATTTATTGGCTTTGCTAATCCATAAACAGCAGCGCCTTTTAATACTTGAACAGCATCAGATTTTTGATTCCAACCTGCGTTATAAATTTGATCTCGAATATCAGAGTTAAAAGAAGTTAACTCATTAGTTTTTAGTTTGTTTAACTGATCATCAATAATAGATTGTTTAAGCGTAGGGAATTGATAGCCGCTAGAAGCTGATTGCGGAGCTACCTGAGATACAGGTGTAGTTGGCTGAACTGGTGGCGGCGGCGTAATATCTCTAGGGCTTGATGGTTGTGGTGCAGGTTGAGCCATTTGCGATATAGGCGTAGATTGTCCTGAACTTAGTTGTTCTAATTGATTTCTAGCGTTAGCAAGCTGTGCAGCTATTTGTTGATAGCCAGGGTCGCTAGGATTTGAATCGTAAAAATCACTTTCCAATCCGTTAATTATTTCTCTAAGTTGTTGAGCAGTAGCCATTTAATTCCCCACTAATTTCAAGGATTGTAATACGGAACCTTGAACGGTTTTCCGCCTACGGTAATATTTATAAAGCCAACAGGCGCAGTTGGTAATGCCGCAGTTCCAGCACTTGCCGTAGGTGCGCTAGAGTAATTTAGCAAGTTCAAAAAGAACTGTTGCCAAGCCCTTGTCGGTCGGTTTGTCGTTTGGTCTAGGAACTCAGTCTGTGGGTACGGCTGAATTGTTGACGTATTTTGCGTAATGCTCATTAGTTGTCCCCAGCCGAAGATTTCAAGTTTGCAGACACAATTACAGCCCAAACAGGGTCAGTCACAGCAACCTCAAAAATGCGATCACGCGCCATGCCCAAACGCCGCCAAATAGCACGATTCTTAAACCGACCAACCGAACCAATACTTACCCAATACTCTTTTGACCACGTTGAACCACCATCATTTGACCAGCGCAGCATTGCCTGTGGGTTATTGGTTGTGGTTCCTGTCAATGTTGTTGACGTTCCAATAACGTAGATGCCATCTAACGGAATAGTTAAAGTTTGCGTTGATGCGATTGTGTAGCTATCACCAAGGTAAACCGCGCCTGGTATTAACGTGCCATCGGTTATCGATAACCCTGTAAAACCAACGCCAGGCTGAAATTGTATCTGTAACTCGTCAAAATATTCACGTTGGAAATCAGCAACCAAATGCGGCGCACGACGCGCACGACGTATCGTCTGACCATCATCCGTATAAGCTTCAGAATCTAATTCGTATATCTTGCCGTTTTCGTAATCTCCAACCAAAACCATGCCCTGAAACAATGTAGCGCATTGGCCTCGATGCCTTGAATAAGTGCCATCATTATTGAAATAAAGCATCTTGTGCCACATTGACGATGCATTGTCATAAGACCAAGTAATGCCGATAGTTGGGAACGTCACAACGTAGCATTCATGGCCTTCTAATTGGTAAGTCCAAGCTATTGCATCGTCAATGTACTGATTAACCAGCGATTGTTCTACAGCGTGAGTTGATATGCGGGTCGGCTTGTAACCATCCATTTGCATAACTTGACCCTGACCGCGATTGTTTCTGCTTACATAAGCAAATGAATTGCCTAGTCTTGCAAGCGAGAACTTAGCCGCACAACCATGCTGCGTAGAAGTGCCTGGGATTCGTTGAAACGGAAATGGCGTAGCACCAACGTCAACCCATACTTCACTAGACGTTTCACCTAACAAATAAATTTCGCGGTGGTCAATAATTAAAGCGACAAGATCATCGGGCGAACCGTCTTTGCTGCCAAAGCTTAAGCCATTAGAAATTGGGGACAGAAGGTCAGAAGCACCAAATTGCTGCGTGTTTGGGTTGTTGTAAACAAAGTAATTGTCGTAAGTGCCAACCGTATTGCCGCCGCTAAATGCTCCGTCCGTAGAAGGCAAAACCGTCCAGTTCAGCGCGTACATACTTTCAGAGCCGACTGCTTGCGTAAAATTTACGTCATACGTTCCAACCCCGCCTGTACCGCTACCAAACGCAGTAATGATTGTGTTAGGCGTAATACCCGCGCCTTGGATAGTTTGGCCTAAATATAACGTGCCAGTAATAGCAGTTACAGCAAGCGAATTAGCGACCAATACAGCCGTTCCCGCTGCGCCTGAACCAGAACCACCAAGGCTGTCAGCAAACGTGACTGTAGGGGCTGTAGTGTAGCCAGAACCCCTGTTTGTGATGGTTACTTCCGTAATCTTGCCGCTGATCTGCGTTGGAACTCCGGTAGCCACAACGCCGGCATAAGTAAGCGTTGACGTTCCATTAGATGCCGAACCGCTTGTATGTGTTGGAGCGGTTGAACCTGTCGTGCCACCTGTTGAAACCGTATATAGATTTGCACCGTAATAAATTTGCTGACCAGTAGTTACAACGGTTGTCGCAGTCCATAACGTGCCAAAGCTAACTATTGGGTTTAAATAGCTACTGCCTTGGTTGGTAATGGTTACGGAATTAACGCCGCTAGAAATAGAACCTGTCAGGGTTGCAGCCACAGCCGCAGTATTCATATCACGCGCTGTTACTGTTTGCGAAATGTTGACCGTATAAGTTCCAGCACCACCAGAACCTGACCCCAACGCAGTAATAACAGTTTCGCTAGTAACGCCAACGCCGAAAACAACCTGACCAACGCCAATTGTGCCGCTAGATTTGTTTGTAACGGTAAGGGTCGTGCCAGATATAGAGCCGGTGAAAATAGCTGTGTTAGGCGTAGAAATGCGCCATGTATAACGATAAGCACCGTCAACAATATAGACATTCTGACCGTTGTCAGTAATGCCAACAATTCCTGTGGAAGTGTTTAGCTGACCAATAATGCTAGGCGTTAGGTTACTGGTAAGAATGTAAACAGACGCACCGCAGACAGCGATCATGTACTCGCCACCGGACAACGTGCGAACGCCACGAACCTCGCCCAAAGCACTTAAAACAGCCTTGGTAGTTAAGCCTGGCGTTGGATATAGCGCAACCACACCACGCTGACCAGGCTGCTTTAGCGGGTCAATCTCAGGTCGCCAATTGATACATTCCTGCGCATCTTGATAGATCGAAGGTGCTTCATAAGAAGGGCCAACAAAACCGAAGTCAGGCATGGCTTACCCTTAATTAAAAAAGCCGCCAGTAAGAATCCAACCAGCATCCTTTTGCTTGCTGACCATCAACGAACTTGGATAATTAGCAGTCTGCAATGGCGACATATTTGTTCGTTTGAGCGTAGATTTAGCCTGTGCCGCAAACTGCGTAATCATCGCAATCTGTGTTTGTGAGTTCTTGCCGTACATAGGCATTAGTCGTTCAGCCAAGCACCAACGCAAAGCCATTGTGTAGCCTTGCGGCAATACGAAATCATCTTGAACCGTAGAAAAACGATTAAAAATCGTATTGGCAAACATGTGCAATTCACCTTGCGCAGGATTAGGCCAAACAAACAGGTTGCCTGATTCCTCGTTCGGGTTGAAGTACAAAGCTTTAGGCCAAGGGCCGTTTAGCGTTTTCAAGCCAATTTGTTCGTACTGCTGAAGCGCAAGAATAGCCACCGGATAATCTAAACCGCCACCCTGTATAGGCTGACCGTTTGACGTTGTGTTAATCCGCACAAACGCAGAGTCAATATATAAAGGCTTTTGGTAATAAGCCGTTAGCGTTGTGGAAGCTACAGTCTGCGGAATGTTGACGCGATAAGTGCCTTGCTCGTTTACGTTGCCGCCAGCACCAGTAATGTTGTTGATGATCTTTGTGCCGGCACTAACGCCTGTGCCTGACAAAGTTTGTCCCTGCGCAACAGCACCCGACAAAATGCCACTAACCGTCAAAATATCGTTGTTTATCGACCCTGTAAATTGCGCACCAACAAAGTTCTGTGTGCTTGGGTTAGGGCCGATAGTGTATTGAACTTGCCCTGAAATCAGCGTAAAGATAATTTCTGTGACATTAAACACCATCATATTTTCGTTTGACCATTGATCTACTAGGTCATTCAGCATGAATAAAGCATCCGCAGACGCTTCCGGTGTTGGTGTTTCGCCAGCTTCGAGCGCACCAATATCCTTTAAAGCGGCACTAATGATCTCGATCGGCTTTGTCATTAATTATTCCTCTTTGGGTTGTTCTACTAGCTGCGGCTGCACTTGCTGGTCAATTTTTATCAATAATCCTGCGACCGTCTTATAAGGCAATTCCCGCAAAGCTTCCGCAATAATCTGCATCTCTTGCAGACTAAATTGTAAATTAACTATTTTCATATCGACAGTTTAAAAGTTGCTGGCTTCCAAGGCAAATTTACAGACGTTATTTCTAGTGCGTTCATTTGCTCTTGCAATCTTGGTTCAATAGTAGGCATTGCAGCCTTGACCCAATTAATGACGTTTTCTTCTGTCAACGATTCAATAGGAACGCCATCACTTGAATCAAAGTAACAATACCCTTCGGTTTCTATTTTCTTGCCGTTTAACTCTAATTCAGCGTGATATTTGACGTTTTTAATTACGCCATCCACAGCTTGCATATCGGTAATCGTCCAATTAAACATTACAAAGCCCCAATATCTTGGCTAGTCAACGCAACAATTTGAACTGAATCAATAACCTGAATTTGTTCTGGCACTATTTCTTGAATTTGCTCTGTCTGCAAAACATGTTCAACCCATTGTTCTGTAGATTGCGACCATGACCAATTGCCCTCTGGTTTTGGGTCGCGAATAATCCAACCTGGTGGATACCACCAAACTACCTCTTTACCTTCAGGGCATTCAGGTTGGTCAGGAACTTCAATCCAGCCTTCTGTACCGTCAGTTTCAGGCTTTGGAATAGAACCGTTTTTAGAAAACATTTGTCACCTATTGAATCGGGAATGCTGCGGTTGGGCTTGCTGTGATAGTTCTTGCATATTTAGTTATTCTTAAATCATCAACATAAGCTTTTAAACCGCCATTTATGCCACCAACATAAGCCACAACGCTTGATGAACCCAAAACACTTGAATTACTTGTTGTTCCTACGCTGCTTCCGTTGTGATAAAGAGTGACTGTTGATCCACTTCTAACCAACGCAAAATAATACCAAGTGTTATTTGATAAAGTAACTGACGGGCTAAAAGCAGGGCCTGAACCATTTAAATAAATGTTGTAACCAGCAGAATTAACATTAATCGCAAAATAATTTGCGCCGCTTGTATTCATTACAAAAATTGAATTGTCAGCGCCATTATCACGGTTAAACCAACCTTCAATAGTAAAATCGCCGCCAAACAAAAAATTAGGCGTAGCTGGAAATTGCAAACAATCACCAGTACCATCAAAGTACATTGACGTTGTGCCAAATTGCGCAGTTGCTGTGCTTACCTGTGCATTACCCGCAGTTTCATTAACATTTTTGGCAGCAGAGTCGTATATGCCAGCGTTGGTGAAGTTTGTAAGTAATACTGTATTTGTAATGGCCGTTAATGGCGCTGTTGGTACAGTAGATGAAGTTATTCCTGAACCATTAACAAGACGCACATTTGATATGTAACCAGTAAAACTTCCGCTGTTATTAGAAATATACCAACCAGCAGTATTAGACCAATTGTTAGCGTCTGCTCCTGAAGTATCTAATACTCCATTAATAAACATTCTTGCAGTTAATGAAACCCTAGAAACAACGCAGTAATACCATTGACCGGTTTTAAATGTTGTATTTGAAGTTAAAACAGCACCAATAAAAGCATTTCTGTATTGTAATTTTCCTGTGCTATCAATATAAAATTGCGGAGTTCCACTAGATAAATTTTGATTTAATATGTTGTTATCAGAAGCTGGCAATGCTGTAGCGTAAATCCAGAAGTCAACTTCAAAATCACTTAAACCAAAAGCAAAGGCTGCATTGCTAGACGTAGATAAATAATCCCCACTACCATCAAAATACCCACTACCACCTACTAAGCTTGTGCTGTAAGCAGCAGTAGGAGCAAATGGGCTAAATGCTTGGACGGATGCCGTTCCAGTAGGAGTAACTGTAAAATTGTTTGAGCTGTTATCAACAAAACGATTACTTTGGCAAGTAAGTGCTGACGTTCCAGAAATAGCAGTCAATGGAGCTGTTGGAGGCGTAAACGCAGACGTATAAACTGCCGTTCCTTTTACAGCGCGAAAATTTGATATATAACCTTTAATTGCATAGTCAGTATTGTTTGTCAGCATTCCAATTATAGGAGACGAAGAATTCGTCCAATTGTTTGCGTCTGTTCCAGTAGCTTTTAAAACGCCATTTACATAAATTTTAGTATCGTTAGACGCTGTGCTGCTTCTTACATAAGCAAGATGAACCCAAGTATTTAAAGGAACATCGTTAGCACTACCTGTCGCTACAGTAGAGCCGCCAAAATTATCTATACTTACAGCACCGTTACCTTTTATATATGCAAGAAATGCTCCGCCGCTACCACCAGAACCAAAAAACAGAGCATCATTTGTCGCTCTAGCTGTTTGATAAACCCAACCTTCTACTGTGTACGCGCCAGTACCCCATGCAAACGCAGTATTAGAAGGAAACGATAAATAAGTTGAAGCAGAACCATCTAAGTAATTACTCCAACCGGTTTGGCTAAAAGGCGTAAACGTTCCCTGCGTAGTATTGCCATTTCTGGTGATACTAAAGTTATTAGTCGAACTATCTAAAAATGTATTGTTTTGTGCGCCATTAGTCGCAGTTGTATTTAGCAACAACGTGACAAGGTTAAAGTAAGCGTCTTTTATAACGCCAGCCGCACTACCCAACAATAAATTAAGAATTCCGCTCATTAGGTCAATCCCGAACCTGAAATAATCCAAGTAGTAGAAGTCATCTTGATCGCAGTTGCCATGCCGTACTGCGCTAATGATCTGCTGCCAGTAGTGCCAGTTCCAGCCAAATACAACGTATCGCTAGTGATTGCAATCGTAACCACTTGGCTAGTCATATTGATGAACGTCAGCACAGTTCCTAATGCATAAGCCACGTTTGAATTACTATCAATAGTAAATGTTCGTGCGTTTGCGTCTGTTGATGGATGCAGAATAGCTTTGCCAGAATCAGTCAGAACCGTTGTATAAGCTGCTGATTGGCTGTTAATAGGAACATTCCTAAAGCCTACAGAGTTGGTTCCGTCAACCGTACAACTAGACAATGTTCCCGAAGTTGGCGTTCCCAAAACAGGAGTTACAAGCGTTGGCGAAGTAGCTAAAACAACGCTGCCGCTGCCTGTAGTAGCTGCAAGCATAGTCGTTGTGACTGTGCCTGTGTCGCCAGTAGTAACCATGTTGCCGGCAACCGCAGGAACATTAATGCTATATGTAGATGCGGTGTTTGGCCCGACCAGATTAACCTGACCGCCTAAAGCCGCTTGAAAGACTAATTGACCCATGTCATTTCCTTAAGGAGCAATAATTAATTGTGAAGCGGTCAACGCTCCGGTTGAAGGGTTGTATTTCAACTTTGTCGATGAAACATAAGTTGTTGTCAAATTACCTGTTGTTTGGTTTGCAAACATCAAATAACGTGTGCCGTTTGTTGTCGTGTCATCCGTTACCGTTGCGTAAGCTGTTGGAGTTGCCCAACTAGGAGCTGTAGCACCGCCATTTACCGTCAAAACCTGCCCAGCAGTACCAATGCCAAGCTTAGTCAATGTTGTTGTGCCTGAAGCGTATAAAACATCGCCAACGGTATAATTAGCCAACCCTGTGCCACCATTTGCAACAGCAACAGTTCCGCTAATAATTGACGCAGGTACGTTTAACGGAGTTGTTTGCTTAACGTAAATTTTTCCTGCCGAAGCATCAACATAAGAAACAACGCCAACCTGAACGGTAATCCCTGTAGGCGGGATTGTATTCATCAACTGACCGGCAGAATATGGGCTTAGATACAGCACTTGCCCAACCGTATATGAGCCAGTATTTACACCGTCAATTGTTCCGCTAGAAGTAACATAACCAACTGCGCCATTTGCAATTGCACCATTTGTTAAACCAATAACAGCCGAAGTTCCAGCAACATCAGCTTTAGCTAACGCAATGTTTGGATATGTTTGACCGCTTGTTGTGCTAGTAATGTAAACAGGCGAACCATTAGCAATACTTGAGCCAGTATTGTTTATGACCTTAAATATAAGGTCTTGCCCAATGTGCGCAGTTACTGTGCTTACATCGTTATAATAAGATAACGCTTTAGCTGTGCTGTCGTACCAAACGCGACCTTGTGAATAAGTTGGCGCAGCAACGCTTGTGAAATTCAAGTAATCGGAAATAGTGTCGCCGCTATGAGAAACAGCCGCTTCAGTACCGCCAGTTATAGCAACAGAATTGGCGTTTTGCGTTGACATTGTTCCCAAGCCACTAATGTCAGTATTTGGGATGGTTGACGAAGCAGTAAAGGCCGTAGTTCCCGCACCTTTTACATAGCCAGTTAAAGTCGCCGCGCCAGTACCGCCAGAAGCAACAGCAAGCGGAGAACTTAGACCGCTGATAGTGCCGCCTGTAATGGCAACAGCATTAGCGTTCTGTGTTGACATAGTGCCAAGGCCAGTAATGTCTGAACTTGGAATGCTAGAAACTGTACCAAAAGCATTTGTGCCGTTGGCTTTTAAATAACCGGCTGTAAATGTTGTAGCACCTGTGCCGCCATAAGCAACCGTTACAGCGTTTGCGTTCCATGTACCAGCAGCAATAGTGCCAACGCCGGTAATTCCTGTGTATGAACCGCTGATATAGCTTGAGCCAACAGTTCCCGACGTAATCTGGTTGCCGTTGATAGCAATTGCTGTGTTGCTTGCCGCAGTCAGTTGACCCTGCGCATTTACAGTAAACGTGCCGACTTGCGAAGCAGAACCGTAATTTGTAGCTGAAACGCCGGTGTTTGTAATGCTAAACGTAGAACCAATTAGCGAAAGACCAGTTCCCGCGCTGTAAGTAGCTGAAACGCTAAATACTGACCAATTGTTTGCTGTAACGCCAACTGTACCGCCAGGCTGGGCTGTACAAAACCATGCAGACCCCGCTTGACTGCCGCCATCCACAAACGTAATCGCGCCAACAAACTCAGTCCATGTGTTTGCATCTTCTGCACGTTGCCATGTGCTTGCAGAAGCTATGTAAATGCCGTTTTGGGACGCTGTGCCTTGGTTCTTGACCAAAACCCTATCACCAGCAACCAAAGTGATTGTATCGACCGTCAGAAGGCCAGACAAAGGCGTAATGTCAACGGTGGAAGCCGCACGAACTGCTTGTTTCCAAGTAATGCCGGCGGCAAACGCATCAACATATTGTTTGTTCACAATATCGGTTGCAAGCATTGGCGTAGCCGCTACAGTTCCAGACGTAAACGCAGCAGTAGAAGGGCTAGATGCCCCAATAGTTGTGCTATTTATCGTGCTGTTTGTGATTGTCAACCCGCTTTGAATTGGGTTGATATTGGCGTAAAACTCGCTACCGGCAGGGCCAATTAGACTGACCAACGTGTAGTTTGGTTCAGGGCCAAACACGCCCTGTACCGGAACAATATTAATTGTGGTGCTTTTGGCGACTTCGTTGGTCATAACGAATCCTTACGACTGATCTGCCATAGGTGTAATGTAAATAGTGCCTGTGCTTGCGCCAGAAGCTATAGCAGTTACCGAAAATGAATTAGGTGGTACGGCAACAACCATCGGCGAAGGCATCGCAACGCCCAACACAATAGTTTTAGTTGGCGAACCAGCAGTCGGCATAACCGCAGCGTCAGCAGAAGTTGGAGCAATGTTTACAGCTACCGGAAAGCTATTTGTATTCAAAAAGCCGCAGTAGTTAATTTGATCGTTGCCAATCGGTGTAACTGTCAACGCAGAAATAGACGTTGAAGTAATATTCGCCGCATAAGTTGGGCCAATTGGACGGAAAACGGTGGTATTTGCCATGATTTTTCCTTTAAAAACGCCACTATTTTAAGCGTTTTATACAAAAAAGGGCGGTTTTTACGCCGCCCCTTTTATCTTACTTGCTCACATTAAGCAGCAATCAAACCCAAGGATTTGAGTGCCTTAACAACGTCGCCAATTGTGTAAGCTGTCGAGCCTGTGCCGCCAGTAAACGTAGTGTTTACATAAACAGCAGTAGTCGAACCAGCGGTCACAGTTGTTGTGTTGCCAGCGGCTGTAGGCTGAGTTACGGCAGTAACGCCGAAAAAGCTAACAGGGCCACCATTAGGGGCAATAGCTGTACCGTCGGTCGAATCACCGTCGATCAGATAATGCGGGCTAGTGGTAGAAGCTGGGCCGTTGTTTGTGTAAGTGATAGGAGTGAGTGCCATAATAATTTCCCCTTAAATTAAGCCGCGATACGGCAAGCGAGTTCAGGATACAACGGAGCCCAACCGTACAACACATCAAGTCTTGTCGGAATGCTATCGTTATTAATCGTATACTGCCTCACAACACGCATGGATAGACCGATTTCCTTGTCGCTTGCACGACCAGCAAAGTGAACGCCTTCTGGCAACTCCAGGTCAGCCGTTGCAAGCGTAAAGGCGTTGCGGTGCATCAGAATGTTCTGAGGCGAAACGATACCTGTGTTGTTGAAAGGAGTAACAGTCTGTGAACCAGACGAAGTAACCGACACGTTCTGGAACTGACCGGCTGTAATAACAGCAGGAGAAACCACAACAGTTGCAGTACCACCGGAACCAATAGCAGTCGTTGCAGTAACAACAAAGTTACGCAGCTTGTTTGAACCGTATGGTTGGCGGTTCTGTGGGTTGACAGCGTAAACGCCAGCGATTTGGATAACGTCGCCTTGGTTCAAAGTAGCTGCTGCGCCAGTTGCGCCAATAGTGATTGACGAAGTAGAAGCCCAACCAGTTGTCAGGAAGCCAGTTGCAGTCGTTACGTTGCATGACAGAGTAGCAGAAGCGTATGAACCAAAAGTTTGGTTTACTACGTTCTGATCTAGCTTCCAGTTCATGCCACCAGAATCACGACCCATCAAACCCTTGCGGTACTGTGCTGAAACGGCTTCTTGTGGAACAAACAGACCCTTCAGGCTATCAACGATAGTAGCTGAAGTGAACGGCTCAACGATACATGAACGACGACCATCACGCGGTGCGCCTTCAGAATCAAGATAAGCAGCAGCGGTCAGATATGTAATCAAACCAGTTGGCGGCGTGCCAGCAGTACCGACAATATTGGCGGTATTGTTTTTAGCCATCAACAGACCGTCGCGGTCAATTTTGTTGGCAATAGCTGCAATCGCTGGCTTCAGAACGCGATCTGAAAACATGTCCAAAGACAAAGCCAAGTCTTGAGTCGTGAACTGTGTGTCAACGTGAAATTGTGTTGACAAAGTGACAGGTACAGAAGTTTCGTTGAAATCTTCAACATTCAGCGCAGGGCCAGTAGTACCGATAAAACGACCTGGGCGACGTACATTAACCGTTGCGCCAATCTTGCCGCCAACTACCGCGAACTGATCGTCATAGTTACGATCGACTTCGCTTGTGAATGTCAATTCATTCTCTAAGACCATTAACGCCTCGTTAGTGATCTTGCTAATGGTAAGTAAAGTATTACTCATGGTAACTCCTTAAAAAAAATTGATTAGCTACCGAATCTTACCCGCTTGCCGTAATGCTCTCCATTGTGCCGGTGTGCCTGTAAATTCTCCGTTAGAAGAAATAGGAACATCTGCCATATTGGTAGCACCACGAATCGGATTGATCGGCGGCGGTGCTTTGCTCGTTCTTACCGCAGGAGATTTTTCCTCTGGCGAATCGCTGTAACGCGCTTCTAGCTTGCCCAATTCTTTAAGTGCTTGGGGCAACGGCATGCCGGCAACCTTCTTAGCGTATTCCTCGTTTTCAGCCAAGTGATAAAGAATCTTTGGCCCAACGTCGCTTTCGATAATGGCATCTCGTAAAACGTCGTGTATCGCAACGTCTGACGATGCTACCATTTGGTCATAGTCTGGCATCTCAGCTTTGGCTTTCTGAACTCGTTCAGTCCAAGTCTTAATGACTTCGTTCTGACGCTCTGCTGCCTTAGCTTGCTCAACCTGCTGCTTTTCAGCTTCAATCATTCGCCTTGCTTCAAACTTAGCTAAATCCTTTGCATACTCAAAGGCATCGCTATAGTTTTCAGGCATTGGTTCATCATGTGAAACCGTCTGCTGCTGTTGAGGCTGTTGCTCCAACGCCCTCAAACGTGCCTCTAAAGCCTCGCGCTGCTGACGTTCATTAGCCGCTTCTTGTTTTGCGGCATCACGCGCTTTGCTTAACTCAGAAAACCGTTTTTCAAGCTTTGGGTTTTGCTTCTTCGGTTTATCTTCTGCTTCCGCTTGCGTTTCTTCCCCTACTTCCGGCTCTGGCTCACTCTGCGCTTGCTCTACAACCGGCTCCGCATCTACGGCCTCAGTTGGTGCATCGGCAGCTAATCCAAGCTTTTGGGCATGAAACTCAGCTAAATTTTCACTCGTTACTACGTTTGACGCTTCTCTTACATCTGACATGAGTTTCCTCAAGAATTTACCCAGTTTGCCTAACTGGTAAGGTTTTGCTAATACTAACTTGGCTTAATCTATTGTGCAAGCGGGTTTTGCCCCTGATCTATGTCTGAAGCAGCTTGCATAGCGAACTGCGCTTGCTCCGCATTCCTACGGTCAATTTCCATGTTCAAACGGTTTGTGTCCATGTGATGCAATAGCATTTGAACAATCGCTTCAATTTCGACCTTGTTCTGGCTAGTAATGGCTCTAGTATTTTGGTCATTGACTTTAACTTCAGCCATTGTTTCCGTATTGTGCGCTTTGCTGGTCTGGCGCATAAGTTCACGCTTGGTTTCTGCATCCTGCTTGACCTGCTCAACGTCTGAACGATACTTCATAGCCAATTGCATTGCTTGCATTTCCTGTTGCATTTGTTGCACTTGTTGCTGTGCTTGCTGCATAGCCATTTGAACCTGCGGCGGCACATCCGACTTGTCATCAATCTTAGCTAACGGATTGGTAGCTGCAAGACGGTCGGCAATAATGTCTGCGTTCGGGAAGTCCATATTCCTAAACAGCAGATCGCCGGCAACTTGACGCAACTCAGGGCTGCTTTCAAACAACGGCATCATCATGCCAACTGCTTCCTGACGCTTGCTGTTGTAGCCAGGCCCTGTTTCCATCACAACATCGTATTCGCCGACAGTTACGTCATTCATCACACGACCAACAGCGTCGCGCTGGTTAATCGTCAGCAATTCCGGTTTGCCATCGTCGCCAATGATGCGCATGACGCGCTCTGTGTCGTAAATCTTTGGTATCAAATCAAGGCAAATCTTGCCCACATGACCAATTGATCGGGTCAGGTTGTCGTAATAGTCGAAGTTTGTCAGATCAACCTGTTGCTGTTGACCGTTCAAAGCCTTGCCTGAAATATTGCCTTGACCAAGCTGATTTGGGTCAAATATGCCCATTACGGCCTGTAAATCGTCATTTACCGACTGCGCAGCGGTAATCACTCCCGCTGGTGGTGGTTCAGGCTGCAACCTCTGCGGTGCGGGGGCTGGTCTGCCTTCAATATCCGTTTGCTTGTAGCGCAGGTAAGGCGTTGACTTAATGTTAGCCATTGCCCAATCAGATTCATGACCTTCGTCTTGCCCTTCAGCCATAATCCACTTGGCTTTTGGTGCGAGTGCAATGCTTTCAGTCAGGCTTGTCTGCCAAAAGTTGTACATGCGTTGCGGGTCTTTGCCGAAACGAACCATGCCAAACTTTTTGCGCTTGTCGCCAGTTACGGTCACGCGACCATAAACAGGGACTAGCGGAATATATTTGCCAGGCCAATCACGTTCTTCAATGACCTGATAAGCGGTCAGCTTTACCCACTTGATAACCTTGCGGAAGCTGTCGCGGCGGCTAATAACTGTGATGCCCTGCGCTGCCATATCTTCCTTGGAAGGCAAATCTTCCTCGAAAGCGTGTTGACCATTGGAAAGCAGATATAGCTTAGATTTCTTGCGCCATGTGTAGAAGTATTCAGCGATGCGAATATCTTCCTTACTAATCCATTCGTTCTGTGCATCGCCTGTGCCACGCTGCGTAAAACTTGCTCCATCGTCATAGCCAGGGTAAAGCTTACGGAACGTAGTCTTAGGCATCATGGTTGTGATTAGACAACGGTCAGCGTCAGAACCATCGGGCGCAGTTGAATTAGGGTCAAAATAGACAGTAAATGGGTTATCTACTGGCTCGATTGTTACTTTCTGGTCAAAACTATCTTCAGAAACATAATCGCAATTAACGCGAATAAAGCCCCAACCCATGCGCACAGCGTAATCAAAAGCTGTGTCGTAAGCGTGATCTGCGTTGGAATCTACTTCAATGTGACGAATAACGCCTTGCACTACTTCAGCGTCGGCTGAATCTTGAACTGTATTTGTAGCGTGAACTTTGATTCTTGGTCGCTGCTGACGCTGTTGGTTAGCAACTTGGCGGCAGTAGGTATCAAGCTTGTTGATTGTCAGGATTGGGCGTGATTCTAAGTTACGGCTGTTTTGCAACTCTACAGGCCATTGGTCGCCGCCCACAAACTTCAAATCTTCAAGGGCTTCTTGCCGGTTCATTGTGTCGGCATCATTGGCAAACTTGAGGAACTCGATTGCCTCAGTAATGATCGGGTCGCCTACGCCTTTTTGATTATCTGCCATTTATGCCATCCAATGCTGTGGCGCAGCTTGCATCTGTCTGCGTTGGCTGCGCCTTGGTTCACTTACCATCATTGCAACGTATTTAAAGGAATCCGCGCCATGACTGTAATGATCGTGTAGCGGCGTTCTGCCGAATTGCTTGGTATCTGGGTCAACTTCGTAACGATAATGCCGCAGACATTGTAATCCATCGGCTGTATTTTCACGATCGAAATAACATTTTGGGAAGATTGTACGCGCAGCATTAATACTGTCAACAGTTGGAACACGATCTAAAACTCTAGTTTTATACCCTGCGTTCCTAACGATTTCTTCTATGGTCATTCCAGCCGCTGCAAGCGTCTTGGCTTTGGCATCATGCGGTAGCCAGATTGTGTCGTACACATAGCCAAACGTCTGCAATGTAGCTAAGTAATGCGTCATGGTCTTTTGCGTGTCTTGCAAAAACCTTATCAATCTTATTTCCATGCCGATATATTGCACAAACCAAATTGCAGTATGGTCTGCCCACCCAAGATCGAATACAGCGTGAACTGGTTTGGTTGGGTCATACGGAACTTTGGTAATCCTGCCATCAAACTCTGCTTGCTGCATTTGTTCGGCAAAGATAGCACCATCAACCGTAACCCTGCATAAGCCTTCCCAAACATTATTGTAGGCTGCAACATCCCTAGCTTTTAGCTGGTCTTTTTCTTCGCGCAGGGTCTTTGGGAACCAAGGGTTATCAGACCAGTTGATCTTGCGAACTATAGCGTTATCAGGCGCATGAACCACAAACCGCTGAAATGTTTCGTCAGTTTCTAGCTCAGGGTTAAACGTTATCCAAATCTCTGATTGCTCTTTACGGATGGTAGGAATAAGCGTATTCCAGCTTGACCGGCTAACAGTCTGTGCTTCTTCTACCCAACAAATGTCAACGCCCTCATAAGACTTAACATTGGCAACGTTGTTCTTTAGGCCGACAAAGTTAAACTCTGAACCGTTCTTGCCCCTAATGGTAGCTGCGGTTATATCGTAGAAGGTATCAAGACCAAGCTCTACAATCTGGTCGCACAATAGCTTATGAACTGAGTCTTTTAGGGAAGTTTGGAATTCACGCGCACATAGTATGCGCAAAGGATTTTGTGCCGCTAGGATAAGAAGGGCGCGAGATACCCCCCAAGATTTTGCCCCGCCGCGTCCACCGAACAACACTTTATAACGCGACTTTTCAAACAAACACGCAAGTTTTTCGGGAAACTCTGCCCTACCTATAGCTTGAGTTACAACATCAGTCATGCTGTGGCTTTACGAATGTAACCTGAATGCCTGTCAACAATGATTCACCATCTGCGCCGGTTAGTTCTGTTTGCTGAACTGCTTTGCCATCAAACCTATCGATCAATTCCTTGACTGCCCAAGGCTCGCCTAACTCAGCGGCGGAGAATAGAGTTTCAGCCACATTCCTTAATCTGTCTGGCTGCTGAACGGAAATCTTGCGCAACTGCTCATAGAACAATTTGCCCTTTGTTCCGTTCTTGTTCCCTATTGGTGCGCCACCTGCCATTTAAATTGCCTTAACTATTAACTATTTGTTTTTCTTAGGTTTCTCTGCTGCACGTTTTACTGCATAAGCTATCGCTACCGCTTGTTTGATAGGTTTTGTCTTTACTTCAGTTTTTATGTTTTCTTTAAAAGCCTTGTCAGATTTACTATGTTTTAATGGCATATATGCTCCAATTAAGGTACTCGCTGCGTCTATTCGCATTACAGTAGCTTTTTAGCAAAGTGGCGCAATAGCATCCGCTTTCCCTACTCTATCCAGCAAATATCTGCCTCTTGGATAATCTGATATTCCTCGCCCTTCAGCTTAACTGTAGGCCATTTCAGATAATCACCGTTGCCGTAACGTATTTCATCGCCGACTTTGGCATCTAATGGCTTTACATTGCCACGCTTATCACGTTTACCAGGCCCAACAGCTACCACCGTACCCATGTTGAAAGATTCCCGATTATTAACAATCAAGACTTCGGAAAGTTGTCGGATGCTGGGTTTAACCAGCACCCTGTCTTGTAACAGTCGGATCATTGACCGTAAGAATTGCGACTATGTGTATAGCAAACGCCAGCAGTCTTGCCAGTATTAAACTCTTTGTCCATACCGACCGCATCTTCTTTACCCATTGCTACGCCACCAACAATCTTGCCCTTACGCTCGCCTGACATATCAGCCATGCTTGCGCCTTTTGGTGCTGTTGCACCAGTAGTGCTTTTCACGCCTTTCATACTGTCCATCTTGCCCATGATTTTTTCCTTTGCAAAGAAATTTGAATACAATTATTAACTTAAGTTAATGGCTTGTCAATAGTTCTGATAGCTACCACAACGCCACCACCTGATTTTATAGCACCACGATGAATAGTCAAACTATCAATTTGTTCATCGTCATCATATACGCCAGCATCCTGAATAGCGTCTAAACAGCTTTTAAGGCGATTATCTAAGTCGGTCTTGCGCTTATCCCTTGGATGCAAAAAAATGGTCACATCAAGCCTTGCATTGCCCAATTTCGGCACATTTTGTTCAATAACTCGTTCAGATACGTCAGCTTTAAATTGTCTGCCAGCTTTTGACAATATCGTTCTTCCCCTAAAAGCTCGCCAATAAGTATTTACACTAGGCGGCAACGGCAAATTAAATATGACTACCAAGCAGTTCCTCCGTCCATGCTAATAATTCTTCCTCTGTCGTTTGGTGATACCTCTCAAACGCCTTCCGGCCCATACCATGTACGCCAAACCGGCCCCTATGGTGAAGAACGCAAAGACCAATAACAGGCGAATCATTACGAATACCGGCCCTGCGTATATGATGGATTTCACAAGGCGTACCCTCAAAATTAAGCTTCTTACACAAAATGCAGCCTAAGTCAGCAACTCTGCCGTAATGCTTTTTATTTTTTGACATTTAATCGCTTTGTGCTACATGGTGCGCACAGCCAACGTCTTGTTTTGCCGTTAGCTGCGATCTTCCAATAACCGCCGACTGTTTTCTTAGTCAACCCGCAATTGCTGCAATACCTTTCGCCAGTTGTGTTGTCTTTGGCTGGTTCCATATCTTCAAATTTATTCAAGCTGATCTCTAATAACTCGCACCGGTATATCTGTGCGTTCGTGAATTCTTAAAATAACCGTATCTGATACAGGTGCACCATGCCTAATTTTGCTTATGGTCGGAACCCCTAATTGTAACAATTCAGCTATTTCTCTGTCTGTGTGCATATCAAGTTCACGACGTAAAAAGTCTAATAATTGATTGTCAACGTGTGTCGGTCTCATAATGAACCCTTTCTGCGGTTAGCGGAGTATGTTTGCCATATTTGCGAGACTAAAATTTCGTGCTGTCGCTCATTATGCAAAAGTTTAAATTGCGTGTAATTCTCAACCCATGTATTAACAGCTTTGGCGTATTCATCGCTTGCCTCTGCTTTTGCTTCTCTTTCTGCAACCGTACCAGTAACTTGTAAAAATACGTGCGCCTTAGCTTGTTTTAAGGCCATCTCGCTACGTTTTAATTCACCTTCTAACTCTGCGTGTTGCTTGTCAGTTTGCGCCAATACAATTAAAGCTTGTTCTACTCTATCCTCAGTCAAGTTTTTATCTAAACTCATCGCCAATCCCCTTCGTTTCCTCTGTTACCTTTGTTCCATTGTTCTCGCGCATCTTTCTCTAATTTGTCCGTACTACGCCATTTCTTTACTTCCGCAAAGTAATCAAGCATTGGTTGCCTACCTAACATGCGCAGTTTCAACACGTATCTAACTTCGCATTGATGCCGAAATTCTTCGCTGTCGTTCATTTTAAAACTGCAACAAACTTTGTTTTTCGGCAGTTTCAGTTATTTCATATTTTTTAGATTCGCCTTTGGGATACGCTTCAATATTGTATTTAATATCATTTAATAATTTGCTTTTTTGATATTTATTTCCAACAAAATAAATGTACCTGTGTTTTATAACCCGATCTTCCAAATAAAAATCATTGCCAAATTTTTTTCTCATGTACTCGCTTCTGGTCATAACACCATTAATGTTTCTACTCATGTCAGCTATTGTTTGACCATGCAAATGCTCAAGACCTTTAACTTTCCAATCGGTTCGTTTAGCTGTTAAACCTGTATAAATAAAGTTGCATGCCTGATATATATAGCCGACATGACCTTGATTTATGTCTGCATAACTAACAACAATAGAAGGTTTTGGTAAATGTTTTAAGCTGTTAGCAACTAAATAACTTGCGCCATTCTTTACATAAATGTCAAAACACAATCTGTTTAACTCTAAAACATAATTACTGTTTTGTTCTCCACAAATTCCATTTCTTAAAGTTGATGAAGAAAGCGTTCCATAAGTAACTATCCCAGTTAATACGCCATTGATATACAAACCAAAAGCGTAAGAAATAGAAGGTATCCGTTTTGCATAATGCAATTTTATTAACCATGAATAAGTTTCTTCTGGTTTTATTCTTAAAACTTCCCAAGTCATTACGCTAACGCTCTAATCTTTTCTGAAATACGTTTACGCAATTCGCTAAAACTCTCACCTGGCAATGAATTAACGCCTACTTCCCTAGCCTTTGCTAAAGTAAGCTGCTCGTCCGAATACCAAGGCAATGATGGCGGTTTCTTTTCCTGCATATCTAATTCATCTTCCCAACGCCCTTGGTTTAACCAGGTCGCAGCGTGAGGAATAAACTCTGTATGTGTTTCCTTTAGCCGCCAATACTTTATATGCGCTGGCAAAGCTTCTAAAGCCGCTTGTTGTTCGTCTTTAGGCATACGTTCCCAAATCTTCTGAGCAACTCGCTTGCTAACCTTGCGCGGGTATAGTTTCCAGAATTCGTCAAACATTTTTAACCTTTAATGATTTAGGAATTTTAGGTTTAGGACACCAACCTAAACAACTATCGTCCCACACACCGATCACGCACACGCCATTAGGGTTCAGTAACAGCATGCTCGTACCCCGTGGCGGTGGCTCTATATCTGGATCACGAAAATATAATTGGTCTGTTGTTGCTTGTTGAAACTTATCCATTCTTTTCTTTCAGCTTGGCTTCGATAGCTCTGGCAAATGTTTCGATACGGGTTACCCCGTAAGGTGAGCTTTTTTGTGCCCATTCCCATGCCTTGTCAATATCTGTTTTGGTAAGGCTTTGCCAATAAATTTTTTCTTCAGGTATTTGTTCCTCAATGATTTGTCCATCTACAAACCATATTTTTTTCATGTCGATTGTCATGTGTTCTTCTCCTT